TATATTACTTGCATAGTATTGTCTTATTTCATCTTCAGTCCAACCTTTTTCAATTTGGATAAATCTTTGCCAGATTTGTCTTGCACTCATTTCCATTTCGAGAAAATAAGTAGGTTTCTTTAAATTGTTTACCCAATTTTGAATAAGCATTGTTTTCATAGTTTTAGGAGGTGCTTGAACAACAACTAATTCGCCTGGATATATAGGAAAATCTATGTCATAAGGTTCTCCAATATTAATAGGCTTTAAATCACTTCTGTAAAAATTAATTAATGCGTTCTCCATTTGTTCAGCTGACATCAAACTAGTAGATTTCTTTGATTTATATATTTTACAAGTAGATTTACAAAAACTATCCATTACTGTATCCATACAACCATATCTATATCCATTACCACCGTGTCCATTATAACAATCAGTAACTATTCTGCTCATTTCTGATTCATTAAATGGATGGTCATCACTACTTACTCTTTTACGCCAGTCTTCCATTACTATTCTAACTACATGTTCAGGGTATCTCCACCTTAACCATGCAGCTATTCTTAAAGCAACAGCATGTCTATTACCAAAAGAAGTTCCTGCAAGCATTCCTGATATACAAGGATGATTTACAGGGTCTGGATTTAATCCAACTTCAGTTTTATACATTACTGTTTCTTTTTTATCGTTTCTAACAAGAACATCAAATGCTGGATTAGCAGCAACCAAATTCTTTGGTGTTTTATCAGTTCTTGATTTAGAAGCAAGTGCTTGTATTTCTATACCAGACAAATCTAATTCTTTTTCATCTAATACTATTTTCCATAATCTTGATTTAGAATTTAAAGTATTATTTAATCTAATGATTCTTGTTTTATCTGTTACAGAAGGGTCAGCAAAATTATATATTCCTTTCTTGGTTAGTTCATCTTTGACTTTTAAATGTAGATTTTGACAAGGCTCCCATTTAAATGAGGTATCTGGAATACCTACATGAAAACCTCTACCACTAAAATAAATATTATATGGAACTTCTAGGTTACTTAGTAGTTTAAGAAGATTTTTAGTTTTATCTTTAGCAATATCTACAGTACTACCGTCTACATCTAATATAAATTCTTTAGGCATATAAATGTGTCCATCAAAGCCTGAAAGAGATTTAGTATTTTTAAAAAAGTCACTTACATATGCATCATAACCATACAAGGAAACAAATGTATCTCTTGCAGTGTTTTCAAAATTACCCATTTTATCTGAATCGTAAAAATGATGTCTATCTGAATAACTAAAAGCAAATTCTCTTATCATTATTTCTCCTTATAGGTTTTAAGAGAGCCTCACATATTCCTTTTGCCTACATTTACCTGTTAAGGTCATAGGACTTACAGGACCAGTTATTGGCTCTCTTTATTAGTTAGGTAGTCCTTAGAAAGGGACTTCCTCCTCTGAGCTACTTGTCTCTTCGTTTAGAGAAGTAGGGACTGTCGTATTCCTACGCTTAGTATATTCCTCTGCTGAAGTTTTTATACGATGTATTCTTTCTTCATCATATGATTCTACAATATTCTTAAATGGTGTAGCAGGTGCTAATTTCTGAGATATTTCAGTATAACCATTTGCTTTTTTGTAGAAATAGGCTTGAAACTGCTTACCCTTTATAGAAGATGCTGAATCATCAACTTGAGCTGTAACAGCACCATCAGCTCCTTCAGAATGCTCTAAAATATCAGGATTAGAGTATCTTATCATATTTGATACAGAAAATTCTTCTCCATCTTTATTACGAGCTTCCCAAATACGACATTTTAAGTTGTCTGGGTAATCTACAA